TTACCATTCCCTCGGGAACTTGTGCTGAACCCATGCGCCGTAATAGGTCACATTGCTTATAGTCACCTGCAATTCCCGATGGTAAATAAAGCACATGGCATCGCCGCAACTCTCGATAGTCAACGGGCTGGAATAGGTCGCGTAACTTTCGTTATCATAGATTATATAGCTGCGTCCGCTTTTGGTCTCCCATTTCATCGTGGAGGAATTATACTCACGGCGGTAACTCCAGCCCGGTATCACCCGCACATAGTTGCCGTTGTTGGAACCACGTTTGATAAACAGGACGTGCCCGTTATCGTAGGGCTGCATGTCCGGAAGGGTCAGTCTTATTTCGCGGGTCTTGGACTCGTAGGATTTGCTGCTGTTGGCGCGCCAGTTGAAATGGGTTGAGACATACACGCTGTTGACATCTCGGGCTATGGTGACACTCTTTGTCGTCGGAGCGGTCGTCTGTGTGATACTGTCGTGGCCTATGACCTGAGTTTTCAGTGCGAGACCGGAAACGTAGCCACCGCTTATGGCTATGGCGCTGTTGTCCGCAGCTCCACGGGCACCGACAAGAAGGGCGTAGTTGTGACCCAATCCCCACCAGTCAGAATCATCGTAGTTCTCAAACCGTGCAACACCTCTCGCTCCGGAGGTCGAAGGAAGCACGTTGCCGCCTATCCCGGCGAAACATCCGTGGGCGTCGTTACGGAAGATTATGTAGGCATCGTTGCTGAAATCGGGGCCGTTGGTCAGACCGCTGCCGGACACGACAAATCCTCCGATGTGGGTGGTGCCGTTTGTCTCAACACGGAAGGAGTTGTTCATCGTCACCATGCCGTTGAAGTTGATCTTCGAGGCTTGGATGGTCACGGACTCCGCACTCTGGTTTATTGCCGAGATTATGCCGTCCTTCTCTACCCGCATGGCTATCTGGGTCGAATGCACGTTGATGCTCGCCTCGGCGGTGCTGACGCGTCCGCTCAGGGCATCTACGGTCGTTTTGGTGGCGTAGATCTGACTGGCGTAGGCGGTGGTCACAAGACCGCTCGTGTTGGTCAGGTTGCCGGCGCTATCGAAGCTGCCGACCACCGTGCTGATTTTGTCCTTGTTTTGCAGGATATAGCTCACGCTGTCCTGCTGGTTGGTTATATCCTCCCACGTGTTGGAGTTGTCGTAACCGATATAACGGTAGGTGTGTCCGTCAGAGGTGTTGTGCCACGTGGCACCCACATATTTATGTTCCTGACCGCTGGGCCATGAATTCCACGGATTGCTTGCCTGATTATATACTTTTGCGTCACCAGCGCTGTTGGCGATGGCTGCAACCGCCTCGATCCTCGCCTTGGCTGTGTCGAGGTCACCCTGCACACCCGCCACTGTCGAGCTTATGGAGTCGGTCTTGACACGGAGTGCCGAGATGGCGGTCTCGTTGGCGCTGATGCGCGTGGCATAATTGGTGATGCTCCCTTCGGCCGCATTGAGCCTCACCCCGAGCCGGGTGATGTTGTCGTTGATGTTGTCAATGTAATTGGCATGAAGGGACAGTGTTGCTTCGGCTGCGTCAAGGTCTATACCGAGCTGCGTGACGGTGCCGTTGAGCTTGTCGTATTTGTCGGCGTAAATTCTTATCTGCTCCTCTGCCGCGTCAAGCTCAATGCCGAGATTGGTGACCGTGCCCCTCAGATTATTGATGTTGGTACCGAGCAGACGGATATTGCCGGCTGTCTGTATAATCTGGGTCGAGACTTCTTTTTTGAAGTCATCGAGAGGCTTGTCTGTGACGGATAATACCGACACGTACATATCACCGGTATATTGCAGAATGAAGTCACCTTTGCCGTCCCATGTGCCCTGCCATTGAAGATCCTGCCACTCCATAGAGGAGGTGACAGCCACAGTTGCCGGGACCGGAAGGGAACCGGGCTCGGAGGTTGCTCCGCTCATGCCTATGGTCAGGGTACCGTCACTTTTGGCAAAGAAACGGATGCTCATATATAGCGTGTCGTTGACATCGACCCATTGGTCGGTCATGTCGTTGGCCGTGGGCGGCACATATTCCTTATGGGTGCCGGGCTTCCGAATCAATGCGTTTGCCTGACGGATCATGCTCTTTTTAATGTGCAGCACGTTGCGACCGTCAAGCTGCTCGATACCGGCTATCCTGCCGTCGGCGATATAGGTGTTGCCGTTCATCAACAAAGCCTCGCCGTTGGAGGTTATCACCTTGCCGTCGTCTTGAAAGGTCCATCCGTCCATGGTCTCGTCAAAGGTGGCATTGCGCAGGTAGTTGTCATCCTCGGTCAGCTCGTAACGGAGGTTGCTGTACCGGGTGGCGAACATCGCCTTGAGCATCTCTATCTTGACATCAATGCTCTCTCCTGTCCGGCGCAACCGGAAGTCACCGACGGCATACAGATTGGTCAATAATTCACCAAAGCCGTCGAGCCAGCCGAAAAGGTGATGGTGTATGCCCTTGAGGTTGCCGAGTCTCCCCTTCAGATAATTGTCGGGGTCGGTTTTCATTCCATAAACAATATCCATGTATGGGGTGGCGGTGCCGACCGTGATTATCTGGATCAATCCTTTTCGGTCGGCATCGGTGGCGTTGTCAACCCTCGTGAACGTGTCGCCCTTGGATATGGCATCGGCGGCAGCCCTGCCGTCAGCAGAGACGAAGTTTTTGAACTCAACCCAGTCAAGGCGGTCCTCGCCGTCGTTCTGGTCGCCGCAACCGGCATCGGTGATAATAAGCTCATAGTGCTTGGTGATATAATGGTCGTTCTCGGCAGAGGGCATCCCGTTATACTGCTGCACCATGATGTAGTCATCAATCCTGAACGGATTGTAGAATTTGCCGTCATGGGTCTGGAGATAGACTCTGCCTGTCGCCGGGTCGTAATGGTCTACCTCCATCATACCCGTAAAGATGCGGTTGTCATTCTCGCCCAGCAACTGGGATATTACCATGGTGAATACCCGGAGGGTGCCGCGTATCACTATGTCGTCGAACTCGGCGGTGTATTTCGTTTCCGGAATGCCAAGAGCGTTCAGAACCTCCCTCTTGAATATGGCCCACCCTTTGCCGCCGATGAAACCGGAGATGAAGTCCTCGCTCGACAGCTGACCCCGGAACTCGGATGCGCCGTTGACCTGCAACTGCGCCAGTGTCGCCTTGAGCCGGGTAAGCAGCTCGCCGAATATGGCGTTGCCGTCGGTGTCAATCTTCGCTCCGCTCAGCCCCTCTTTGTAAGTGCCTACCTCCAGTCCGGCAAGGAACTTGATCAGCCCCACAGCTTCATCGTCATGAAGCCGGGACAGGGCACGCTTGGCTATCTCCTTTATCGTGCGAAGGGCGCTTAATATGTTTGTGTCAGTGAACGGTGTATTGTCGCCGGTGCCTATGATATCCGGCAACCCCGCTTTTCCGCTCTCGACATAATTCTTGATGCCGGTTATATTATCCTGAACTTTATCAAGCGTGCGACGGCTCAATGCGTCACTGATCTCAAGATCCATCTGCGAAGGCAGATTGACCTTACGGGTTATTTTTGTAATGCGGCTGTCTCGATAACCGGGACCGGGAAAATATTTCTCGCTCTCAAGGCGCACACGCCGACCTACCGTCAGAACGATATTGTTCTGCTCAATCCATACGTGATCTGTCGGGGCCTTATACACCGCCACATCAAGGGCGTGGTCGGCATTATACTTGTTTACGGCGTCCAGCAGTTCGGCTTCAGCACGCCTGTAATATTCATCGGGCATCCTGATGTTCCAAGGAATGTACCTGTCACCGGGCTTAGGCACCAGTGTAGCTCCGGGCAATTGCGTTCCGTCATCGTATGGCCAGATGGTGATTATTTCAAATTCTCTTGTCGCACTGTCAAAATTGACCTCGAAATAATATGTGCCGTTATCCTCGCTACCAAGTCCGGCAAGCTCGCTGCCCTCCTGAAACGACACACGCTTCACAAGACCGCCGATCTCATATTGGTTCGGATCAAACGGCAGATTATTATCCTTGAAGTAATATACCGTGAATTTATTGCCGTCCTCGCCGGTAAGCTCCTTACTCCTGACACTGCTGACAGTACCCGTATAATGAGGATAAATTCCGGAGAATGCCGCTTCCTCATAATGGTCCACCCTGCTGTATTTATCGGCATTGACTTCCACATAGCGTTGACCGCCGGGAAGGCGAAGCCGAGACGAACCGTATTTTGTCTGGTCTATGTTTTTGCTGCTTCCGACCGGAAACAGCCTTGTGTAGAATTTTACATTATCGGCATCGCCGCAATCAAGGGAAGTCAGACCTTTGTCATATCCGAGTGTCAAAGGTTCCCCATGTTCGCAACGACACAAATTAACGGTGGTTCCTTCTCCCCAGTATTCCACACCGACCTTCTCGGCGAGCTCACGCAGCGCCTCGTCACAATATTTTCCCCGGTAGTCTATCACGATGTTGTCAACGCCTTCGACTTTGCCCACTTTCCAGTCGTTCGTGCCGAAACCGTCATTGATGCATTTTACAATCAACACAAGATGCTCCCTCGGGGATGCGGTAAGCGTAAACACCGGCTCGTTGTCACCGTCCACGCTCTTTATCACAAGGAAATTCTTTATAAGGCTCTCGACACCGTACATTTTCAGGTTATAGATCCATTCGCCGGTGCTTTTCTGCTTGGGACGGTACTGCTTTGTCAGCCAATATCGCTCCCACATGAAGTCCGCGTAATCATCGACATCAAGAGCTATATGCCGGGGCAATGTGAAGGACAGGGACAGCACATTATCCCCCTGTATCTCCTTGACCTGTGTCGATGAGTTTTCAGGGGACAGCTCCGCCTTCAGGATACCCGTTTTGTCGTATATCTTTATAAGCAT